TATCAAATTTATTTATGATTTTTGTAGTATCAACTGTAATGATCTCTACTATATTTATGATCTTAATACATTTTTAATATAATTTCCCACTAATAATTTAATTTCATTTTCAATAATAAGTGTATCATAATCAATATTAATGGTAAATCTTTTCGGAATTTCTTTTACAATATAATATGAAAAAAAATTGATAAATATAACGAATTATCAATTTAAACGAATCGATATTAAGAGAAATTATTTAGTCCGAGTTTGTTGAATAATTATTCCAATAATTCTGAATAAAACTCATCGGAATCGTTATGTCGTAATATTTCTTCACTAAGTCTATCAGGATGCGGGGTATTCTTCTTTTAGAATGTCTATTACGAGTTTTGGATAATTATTTTTTGGATCATTGTTTTTTCTAATTAAATCTCTAACTCTTTGATCTTTTAATAATAATTTTACAATTTCAAGGTGTCCATAATATGCAGCCCATTTAATTGCAAGATTATCGTCATCACTGGGATTAACACGAAATCTGGAATATATACTACGAATTGCATGTTTATGTTGATAATTTCTCATGTTTTTGGGAAGAGGAGGGCCGGAATAATTTAATAATAACTTTACAATTTCTGTATGTCCATTTTTTGCAGCATATCGAATTGCCCAATTATCATTATCACTCGGATCGACACGCGGATCCGTTAATAAGAGCTTTACAACTTCAAGATGTCCATTACATGCAGCATATCGAATTGCATAATTATTTTTATCACTGGGATCCACACGATCATCATTTAATAACTCCTTTACAATTTCAAGGTGTCCATTCATTGCGGCCTCTTGAATTGCATGATTATCATTATCGCTGGGATCCACATTATCATCATTTAATAATAATTTTACAATTTCGAGATGTCCATTTTCTGCAGCCAGTTGAATTGCATGATTATCGAAAGAACTCGGATCCACACGTTGATATGTTAATAATAACTTTACAATTTCAAGGTGTCCATTCATTGCAGCCGATCGAATTGCCCAATTATCACGTTCACTGGGATCGACACGCGGATTATTTAATAAGAGTTTTACAATTTCAATGTGTCCATTTTCTGCGGCAGTTATAATCGCATAATTATTTTCATCACTGGGGTCAACACGAGGATTGGACAGTAATAACCTTACAATATCTACATTTCCAGCCTCTACAGCCCGTTTAATTGACCAATTATTATCAAAACTGGGATCTACTTGTGGATCTCTTAATAGTGCTTGTATTTTTTCTATATTTTCATCAAGAACAGCATCTTCAAATATATCATTAATATCTATATTTGTTCCAAATGTTTGCAATTGAAGTACATCGTGCCAATTTTCTCGTTTATGTGATGGTTCTTCATCATCGGAATTTCTGTCTATGTTTCTTTTTGGCATTTCCATATAATTATAACTTGATTGGTTGTATATGTGCATTGATAAATCAAATAAATTTGATACGCCAAAATATGTATACATAATATCAATATCGGCGTCTGTAAAGTTTTCCAAATCCTCCTGTATTTGAGATAATGTATCTTCTGGGCTCATTATTATATTCACATATAATAATGAATAAACAGCGTACAAAAGTAATAAATGCATTTAAACGTGATTTAAATAGCATGTCAAAAAATCAAAAAACAGATTTGAAAACATATTTTAGAGTAACAAATATAAATGATTTGGCTGATAAAATTGTTTCCAAATATGTATTCGGTAAAAAAGCGTACATGGATGGATTACCTCCTGAAATTTGGAAACAGATAGCCAAGAAAATGACGCCACGGGACATTTCTGCACTTTCACAGACCAGTAAATCGATGTATAAAGTCACAAACCCCATATTAGCTAATTATAAATCATATTATGAACAACATAGTAACGAACTTATGAATCGAGCCAGAAATATAATAAATTCGATAAATGAATTTGGTATTCCTATGGGAATTATAAAAACTGATATATTTAAGGGTATTTATAAAAAGAAAAACGTAACATTAGATGATATGAAACATATACTTCCATTATTTGTAGTGGTTTTTGGTAAACCTGCAGTGGATACGATGTTATACAACCCTGAAAATGTCAAAAATTTGAAAAATTCAAATGGAGAACTCTATGTTAGCAGTATGCTCAATGAATTTAGACGCAAAGCATTAAAATATAATAATTATGAGTTTGCAGACATATTAAAAGAAATGGGCGCTCGTGATGTTGAATATAATGAAGGGGATAAAAAAGAGTATGACGTATTAAACGACGCTCAATTACTTAGACTTGAAGAACTGGCGATGGGCGACGAAGAAGACGACGAAGAATGGGATGATGAAGAATGGGACGATGAAGAATGGGATGAAGAGGAGGACGGAGAATGGGATGAAGAGGACGACGGAGAATGGGATGAAGAGGACGACGCACCAGTATGGATGAATGAAAATTGGAGAACAAATAGTAATATATTAAGAAATCCCGACTTAAAATGGCTTGTTACAAAACAATTATGAATAACCCCAAAGTGAATTAATTAACACTTTAATTAATTCACCATCAATTAATGGCTCCCGAAACGCCATCCACTTTGCTATGTAAGCCATACAAGTGGGAAGTATGTCCCACTGACACCAGTACTATCATTTATGCTCATGCTCTTGATCGTAAAAGTAACTATGTCGTTTTAAAAATTCCCGATTTTCAACCATCCATGTATGTTGAGCTCGACCCCAAAATCCAATGGAATAGACCAAAATTACAGATTTTACGGAAATATATAACCGACGAACTTGTTGACGACATCAACGCCCCAGTATCGATTGTTTACAAATCAAAAACCAAGAATTACGCATATAAACCCGGTCATTTTTTACGTCTCACATTTAAATCACCATGGCACATCTCTCGTATCATAGAACCAGCTTATGAAGGAGCTCGTCGACAATACGAAGGATTTCGATTTAAAATTAACAAGAAAAAATTCAAAATCCCCGGAATTGGCAATGCAGTACAATTAATACCACATGAATTTTATGCAACGCCCGATTTACAATTGTATGCGACCCAAAATATAAAACCAACTAGCTGGATACATGCAGAACGCATGAAAACCACTAATTCGCATTTTTCGACAGCACACACTGAAATGATTTGTAGCTATAAATCTCTCAAAGAGGCCGAAGATCAAAATTCGACCACTAATCCAATTATTTGTAGTTATGATATCGAATGTATATCTGGACGAGATCCATCCGGGTTAACATTCCCAGATAAAAACAATATTTCCGATATTACCGTGTGTATATGTGCTACAGTCGGTAGAGAACAAGATCCTGAAAGTAAATGGAAACAATACGCGCTTGTAAACGTCGAACAAGGTCGAGATTGTCCAGATATCGATGGATGTAGACAAGTACTCCGATACAAAAACGAAACCGCGTTATTGCTTGGATGGTCCAATTTCCTAAAAACAGTGCGCCCCAATATCGTTATTGGGTATAATAGTTTGAGTTTTGATGACAATTATTTGATTGTAAAGTCCAAATTACGGAATGTATGGGGTAAATATGCGTCTACTAGTTATATTAACGACCGGAAAGCACAAATTACTGCAACTAAATGGAAGAGCGAGGCATATGGCGATCAAGAATATGTTTGTTTCGATGTTCCGGGCATTTTACACATTGATATTTATTATTATTGTAAAAAAGAGTTTAGGAGTTTATCGTCATATTCTCTAAATGACGTATCGGAGCATTTTCTGGGAGATCGAAAGATTGATTTACCGGCCGACATTATGATTCAAAAATGGCATCAAGGTGGATCCAATAATATGCATGACATTGTAGAATATTGTGTAAAAGATACATTGTTGCCATTTAAATTGCTCAAAAAGCTCAATATATGGATTGGTTTGAATGAGATGGCCAACGTAATGTGTTTGCATATTTATGATTTATTGACACGCGGAGAACAACTTCGATTATATGCACAGATGTATTATTTGACACGCGATCTCAATGTTGTCATGACTGCAAAAGGCACCGAATATAAAACACGAAAAAGTGACGAACCATTCATTGGAGCAACTGTACAAAATCCGAAATGCGGTTTATGGAATAATGTCGCAACATTCGATTTTGCGAGTTTGTATCCATCAATCATTATTACATACAATTTGTGTCCAAGCACATTTATCCAGGATACAGATCCAGAACCTGCCCCCGGAACGTTTAATATCATTAAATTTGAATCGCATAGAGGTTGTGAACACGATACCGGCATCACAAAGACGAAAATTGCCGCAAAAGACATTATTTGTCGGAAACATTCTTATCGTTTTTACAAGAAATCCTACAAAAAGGGTCTTTTGCCCATTTTACTTGAAAAATTATTGGCAGCCCGTGCCCATACAAAGAAACAATTGCAAGCTTTGTCAAAACGCAAAGATTTGACGGAATCAGAGGAATTAATGAAGGTGGTTCTTGATCAGCGCCAACAAAAGTACAAAATCAGTGCAAACAGTGGATATGGTGGATTAGGATCCGATTTTTCGCAGTTTGCTTGTATAGAAGCTGCTGCAACAGTAACTGCCATGGGTCGCCGTTCTATTCAAAAAGGAATCGATGCGGCATGTGAAGCATATCCTGAAACAGTTGTTGTGTACGGTGACACTGATTCTTGCATGTTGAAATTCGGAAATGCAGATCTAAAACGCAGCATGGAAATATGCGACGACCTCGAACGCATATTTGCGGGTGTTTTTGAAAAACCAATGTCTTTGGATTTCGAGAAAATGTACGGATTGTATTTATTGTTAACAAAAAAGAAGTATATCGGGTATAAAGTCGATCGGGAAGGGAACAGATATGCTGTTGATAAAGCAGGTGTCATATTAAAACGGCGCGACAATTGCGATTATATCAAAAGAGTATATGGAGGCATTGTAGATATGGTAATGGCCCGTAAAAAATGGTATGATTTGTATGATTTCCTGGAAGTTGAATTCAGATCGTTGCTTCGGGGTGAAGTGCCGATTGAGGATCTAATTATTACGATGGAACTCAAGGATAAAGAATATAAAACGAAAAAGGCGCACGTTGAGGTTGCCGAAAAAATGAAATCTCGGGGGAAATTTGTAATTCCGGGGACGCGTATTAAATATGTGTACGTCGACATTGGCGATCCAAAAGCTAAAGAATATCAAATCGCAGAAGATCCCGATTATGTACGGGAAAATAGAAGTACCGTTAAAATGAATTATATCCAATATATCGACAAATTTACAAACGGATTCGATGAAATATTCGAATTGATTTTCAAGAAAAAAAACGTTGTAAAGAATTTTGTGAAATATTACAAAAAAGGAGATATTGACGATCCAAAACAATATTTCAATCCGGTTTTTAATATATGTCACTGAGCACATCACTGGGCGCAGTGATCACGCTACTGTCATTTATTGTACTCATTACAAAATTCAAAATTGATTATGTTGTATATAATCAATTTTACAAATCCGAAATTAATATTTGTTTTTATGGACACAATAAATAACAGTGAGGGTTGGGCGAAGGCTGCAGCCAGAGCTCAACCCCTCAGCGTGATTTCGTGAAACAGCGTACGCTGTTTCACTCATGAGAGGATAGCGCTATGCGCTATACCTCGAGTCACTGCGCCCAGTGATGTGCCCAGTGATACTAAAGAATTGCTTGTTGTTAATGATCATCGACAACTATTCCGTACAAAATTTTACAAATAGTGTAAAAAATGCACTCGGATGTTTAAAAAATGGGTTTGTATTTGCACATAATTACACAAAGTTACATATTATGAACGTATGGGAGTCAAAATTCACTAAAAAACGCCAAAATGGATATGAAATTTCATATTTGTATAATAATAAGTGGTATAAAGTAGTTGTTCGGCGTCCTCGACCTAATTGTATTGATATGGTGGTTGGGAAAATCGACAGAAACGGAGAACATCATGATATAGATGCTAGTAACGAGATATTCGAAAAAATGGGTCCGGGTTATGATTTTCATAACATTCCAACTACTCCAAGCATGTTAGGATATTTAGAATTGACATTTTATTGTGGAGATAACTTATATTCTTTTGCAGAAACGGATATAATTGATGTAAACAAAATTAGAATGTAAAATTTGAATTTATATAATCGCGTGCATTATATATATTGTCAATTATTCGCCTCATATAAGGCATTCAGACCATTAATGACCACCCTTGCCAAATTTATTAAAACAGATAATTTGTTAAAATTTGTATTTGAGAGAAACAATACCGATACCACCGCTCCCAAAAAAACCCTAAAATTAGCGTCTTTCGATCTCGATTCAACACTTATTAATTCCGATTTCAAACAAAAACCGTATGATGCGTCTGCATTTACCCTTTACAATGATAAGGTCAGTTCATTTGTTAAAAAAGTACATTCGGAAGGGTATACTATTGTAATATTTACGAATCAAAAAGGAATTAGTATGGGGAAATTGTCGGTTGATGATTTTAAAGGTAGGATTTCTATGATTTCTGAAAAATTGGGAGTTCCTCTCCGGGTATATGCGGCCCTCAAGAATGATTTTTACAGAAAACCTAGACTTGGTATGTTTGACGAATTACTATCAGATCTTAACATCGAGGCAGATTCTATTGACAAAAAATCATCATTTTATTGTGGAGATGCGGCTGGCCGTCCTAAACGTAAATCATACCCCAAAGATTTTAGCGATTCCGATCTAAAATTCGCGACAAATGCCGATTTACGATTTTTTACACCTGAATATTATTTTGGTGGTAATCTCACTGAAACCGTCAATGTTCCTAAATTTGTGCCCCTTTACAACAAAAATGCGTCCCCTTATGATTTTAAACCACATCCAGAGGGAAAGCGCGAGATGATTTTAATGGTAGGATATCCAGGATCTGGTAAATCATATTATGCTCGGAATTATATATGTGATGATTCAAAAAAACATCCATATTATGTATATGTAAACAGAGACACGTTAGGAACTCCAGCAAAGTGCAAAAAGGCCTGTAAAGTCGCAATTGCCGATCATGTTAATATTGTTGTCGATAATACAAATATGTCGACCACAGAGAGGCTCGAGTATATAAATATCGCGAAAGCTGCATCTTATGACGTTCGATGCATCCATATGACTACATCTATGGAATTATCAATGCATAATAACGAATATCGGCATTGTATAACCAAGGGAGTTGCAAAATTAATACCAAAAGTTGCATATTATACGGCAAGGAAGCGATACGAAGAGCCAACAATGAGTGAAGGGTTTTATGTGATCGAAAATGTTGATTTTTGGCTGAATTTGAAGGACGAACATGAAAAACGAATGTATGAAATGTTATTGTAATATAACAATGAGATATTCGGGTATTATTTTATATTTAGTGGTGCTTTTTGTGATTTTGGGTATGTTGTATCGTTCGGAGGATTTTGTCAATTCATTGTATGGTAATTGTGAAACAGACACATATGTGAGCACTGGCTTCATCAGACCTTGAAATTAATATATATATATGTTAATGGAAACCGATATGGTTGATACACCCGAATACAATTATTGGGTCCAAAGATTGCAACAACAACGTGAAGAACATTTTCAGGAATGCGAGGATGCCATGCAAAATCAAAGAAATGCTGATAGAGCTGAATGTAAAGAGTTATTAGAAAAACTTGAAGACGAGAATATTGAGCTCCAATCTAAAAATAAAGAATTAAAATCAATGTCTGATTTAAAATATAAAAATAAAGTTGCGGATATGAAACAAAAACATAAAGTATCCCTTGACAAACAGCGGAAACGCCATGCGGATGAATGTAAAGGTGTCATACAAAATCAAATTGATTTAGATAGGGCAGAATGTGAAAATGTCGTCAAAAACGTTGTTCAAAATGTAAGAGCGGAATACGAAGAAGCTCTCAATAATACAAATGCCATTATAAAAGCAAAAAATACACGCGTAGGAAATAAAAAGACTCCTAAAACGGTAGCTTACATGAATCATGGAGCTGATATCACAGAAATGATCACAGATAATTTAATTATGGATTATTCGGTTGAAGATTTACGTGAAATGTTTATATATTTCGGGGTTTCTGATATAAAGGGCCTAGTAGAGCATATTATTGCGATGTATGTGGATAGTCCCAAAACGGCGGAAATGAATGATCCCCAAGATGAATTTAAAGAAAGTATAGAAAATGGGGATATTGAAAATGTAATAAAATTATTACAGAATCCAAATGTGGATCCCAGTGCTAATTATAATTGGGCAATTAAGTATGCTGCAAGGCGTGGACATCTAGAAATTGTAAAATTATTATTAAAGGATCCGCGTGTAGATCCCAGTGATGATCATAATGATGCAATTCAAGGTGCTGCAAGATATGGACGTCTTAAAGTTGTACAGTTTTTATTAGCAAATCCGCGTGTTGATCCCAATGCTGATTATACTGCTGCATTCCTATCTGCTGCAGAGGCTGGACATCTGGACGTTGTAAAACTATTATTAGCGGATAATCGTGTAGATCCCAGTTATTGGAATAATGATTCAATTCGATGGGCTGCATGGAATGGACGTCTAGAAATCATAAAGTTATTATTAGAGCATACGCGTGTCGATCCCAGTGATAAACAGAATGATGCCATTCAAAATGCTGCAAAAAATGGACATCTTGATGTTGTAAAATTATTATTAGAGGATAATCGTGTCGATCCCAGTGATAAACGGAATGAGGCAATTCGAAATGCTGCAAAAAATGGACATCTGGAAATAGTAAAATTATTATTAGAAAACCCCAAAGTAAGAGATATGGTTGAAGAAAACAAAACCCCCGAAATCGCTTATAGAATGTTGATGGGTAAATATGATTCTGGATTTAAGGAAGTATTTTGTTCTAAGAATGCCGGTGCCCGTATACGTTTGCCCCCGCATGTATTAACGAGACATGTAGCACCCAAACTCGGACTTGATAAATACGAAAATATGTTATAGTTCAACTCAATTAATAACATACATATTTTGTATATATTTGTATTTTTATTTTAAATACAAATATAGTGATTTCGCGTTCATAATTAACTGAGTTATTTAGACTTTAATTA